TCCAATCGGTGACGAACAAGAAGATTGAGTACGATTATGGACCGGTCCCGACGATAGAGCGATTCACCGATTCCACCAAGTTCATTCGGGGGATCATGGGTCCGTTCGGGTCGGGCAAGTCTTCGGGGTGTGTGTTGGAGATCATTCGTCGGGGGATGGAACAGCGACCGGGGGCGGATGGGATACGCAGGACTCGTTGGGCGGTTATCCGGAATTCGTATCCGCAGTTGAATGATTCAACCATTAGGACGGTTCACGATTGGTTCCCGCCGCGGATTTTCGGGAAGTATCACACGCAGAAGCATGAATACAAGATCACGCGATTCAAGGATTGTGAGATCGAGATACTTTTCCGTGCTTTAGACAGGCCGGATCAGGTCGAGAACCTTCTTTCAACGGAGTACACGGGTGCGTGGTTGAACGAAGCCAGGGAAGTCCCTGAAGCTATTTTCGAGGCTATACAGGGACGTGTAGGTCGGTATCCTTCGTTTCGGGAAGAGGGGTGTACCTGGGATGGGGTGATTATGGATACCAATCCTCCTGACACTGATTCCTGGTGGTACCGGCATTTTGAAGAGTCGTTGGACACATCCAGGGTTTGTACTGAGATCATCGAAGATTCGACGGGTAAGAAGTGTGGGGAACCGTCTGTTCGGGTCTTCAACAAGTTCACGCATGAAGAGTTTGCCTTTTGTCGCAAGCACGATAAGTACGAGTTGTTCAAGCAACCTTCGGGGTTGAGTCCCAAAGCTGAGAATCTAGTCAATCTAAAAAAGGACTACTACAAGAATCTGGCCGCCGGCAAGAAGTCTGAATACATCAAAGTCTACATTCATGGGGATTATGGGTTCATCATTGATGGACAGCCGGTTTATCCCGAGTATGACGATGCGGTGCATTGTGGGGAGTTTGATGTTACGGAGGGGTTGATGATTCGCCGTGGTTGGGACTTTGGTTTATGTTATTCCGATGATACGGAAGTGTTGACCAAATCAGGGTGGAAATTATTTAAGGATGTTGATGAGGTATTCGACCAGGTTGCTACACGGAACCCGGATACGGGGCTGATGGAATATACGGATATTAATTTCAAGGTTGATCGTCCATACAGGGGAGAAATGCTTGAATGGGCCAACACTGAGATGAACATGTGCGTTACGCCAGAACATGTGGTTCCGTTTACGTATCGCGATACTCCTGACAAGGTGCATTGGGCGAGTGCGCAATGGTTATCTGAAAACATGAGTGGTCATCATTATGTCGATTTATGTTCGCAGTGGAGTCCTAATTACCGGGAGAAGGAATATTTCGGTATATCGTCTAAAGTATTTGCTGGTTTCATGGGTATATATCTCAGTGAGGGTTGCACGGACGGCAATCGGGTGTCTATTTATCAGAAGGAAAATAACAGGGAAATTGCTGATCTTCTGAGGGAGACCGGCAAGGATTGGCGCAGGAAGGATGGCGGGAAGGCGGCAGGGTGGAGGTTGTACGATCCTGAATTAGCGTTATTTCTCAATGCGTTTGGGCGCGCCTGTATTAAGTATGTGCATCCGATAATCAAGCAGATGCCGACGAGTCATATTCTCAATTTCATACGATTTTATACCATTGGTGATGGACATATCCGAGTGCGAAACGGGGTTGAAGAACACACCATCTTTACTACCTCTCTGACGATGGCAGGGGCGTTGCAGGAGTTGGCGCAAAAGGTTGGATGGAATACATCTCTTCGTGTGGTTGCGCCGCAGCAAAGCGTAATGGCGGAAGGTAATACGGCACGTGTAATAACGAATAAAGGCGGTTATTCCATCACATTTAAGAAACACGCCCAACGTGCAGAATTTCATAAGCGCAGTTTCCGAAGGGTGCAATATGACGGAAGAATATATTGTTTGAATGTTCCTTATCACACGTTATATGTGAGGCGAGGCGGCAAACCGCACTGGAACGGCAATACGCCAGCGGTGACGTTCTCGCAGATGCACCCTTCCGGCCAGTGGCGGATTCTGGATGAATTTGTCGGGACCAATATTGCGGTAGACCGGTTCAGTGATGATTTAATCACCTACTGCAATCAGCATTATCCTGATTTCATCTTTCAGGATTTCGGTGATCCTGCCGGAGACGCAAGGAGTCAGGTCGATGAAAAAACCTGTTTCCAGATACTCCGTTCAAAGGGGATCATGATCGAACCGGGGACTCAGGAACCTGGGATTAGAATTGAAGCGGTCAGAAAGCCGATGGGACGCAAGGATGGATTTGTCATGCACCCCCGGTGCAAGGTCTTGCGGAAGGGATTCAAGGGTGGGTATTTCTACCGCAAGATGATGAACAAAGCCGGTACGATTTCCGAGAAACCGGAGAAGAACGATTATTCGCATCCGCATGATGCGCTTCAGTACGATGCAACGAGGTTGTTTGCCTATGATTTGTTGACTCCGAAAAAGGAGGCGGCACGGCAGCGATATGATGATAAACCCAAGACTCGGAGACGGAGTTGGATGGCGGCATGAATCCTAAATATAAATCCCGGTTTAATTGTGCGTGCTGTGGGTGTGATGGCAGACATAAAATGTTTTGGGAAACTGAGACGCTGTGCCGTGAGTGTTGTTTGAAGTATGGCGACCCTAAAAGTAAGGAACCGGGAAAAGACCCGAGGTTACAAAATGAAACAAACAGACATTGACAGGTTAGTAGACATTAAAAGGGTTGAGTGGCCCAAGCTGGATGTACGGTCCAAGGAATTGAAGAAGGACAAGCAAGCCTTGGATGGTGAATGGAATCATCTTGAAAAAACGGCGGTAGCCAAATTGGGGCGGGAACAAATTAAGGTATGGGAGACTTCTAACGGTGTTCTGGTCGAGGTTCGCGCCAGAGAGAAAACGGTAACTATTCTGGATAAGGAATCTTACGATGAAAAAGAGTGAAATTGATTTGTATGTGGAGTTGAGGGAAGTCAAGATTCCGCATTTAACGGAAGTTATGCAAAATCTCGCCAAGGAGAAAACGGCGCATCAGGAGAATGCTAAAAAGGTTGAAATAGCCTTGATCAAGTCACTGGGGAAGGATGCGGCGACCCGGTTGTATTCGGCTAAGGATGGTTGGATGGTGGTTGTATCCAAAGACCGGGTGAAGGTGTTGAAAGAAGAGGATTTTGAACAAGAATGATCTTCAACCTGAAGAACGAAGAACTGGTAGAACATATCTGGCAGCAGTACAAGGGTAGTGACACGGTTATCGAGGCGTGGCGTCAGGAAGCCAGGTTAGACCTTGATTTCTACAACGGACACCAGTGGGATGAAGAAGACCAAGGGGAACTGGACGAGCAGGGACGTCCCGCTGTCACGTTCAATCGTGTTGCGAAGGTTATAGATGCAGTTTCCGGCAGTGAAGTGGTCAATCGTCAGGAAGCGACGTACCTCCCCCGGACGTTAGATGATGGTGCGCAGACTGAGGTATGGAATGCTGCGGCGAAGTGGGTTAGGGATTTAGCCGATGCAGAAGATGAGGAATCCGATTCTTTCCGGGAATTGCTGATCATGGGGATGGGTTGGACCGAGACGTCCGCTGTGTTCGATGAAGACCCGGACGGCCAAATCGAGATAGAAAGAACCGATCCCCTGGAAATGCGGTGGGATACAACGGCAACTGCAAGGAATCTGAAGGATAAGGCGTGGTTGTGCCGTGAGAAGTGGGTCAAGGAAGATGAAGTCAAGGCCAGATGGCCGGGTAAGGAATTAATCCCGGAGACGAGGGATTTACAGGGGTTGGATCAACCGCAGAATGCGGACCCTGGTGAAAGAGACTATGAAGGGCGGGAGTTTTTCAGTTTCAACCCGAAGAACCGGGAATTCAAGGTTATCCAGTATCAGTGGTACGAATTAGAGTCTTTTGATCGTGGGGTTGATGCGTTCGGGAGACTGCAAGAGGGTATTGAAGGGGTCAAGCAGTTCCGCAAAGTCTATTATCAGGCATTTGTAGCGGCGCGGACCCTACTGGAGAAGAAAAAGATTCCGGTTAACAAATTCACTTACGAGTGCATGACCGGGAAGCGGGATAAGCGGAGTGGGGCTACGGTTTGGTACGGGATGATGCGTGGGATGCGTGATCCTCAGTTGTGGGCGAACAAGTTTTTCTCTCAGATTCTCCATATTTACAATTCCAGTCCCAAGGGTGTGACGTTTTATGAGTCTGGCGCTTTTGCCAATGCCGATAAGGCGGCGGAAGATATAAACCGGTCTGATGGGATGGTTGAGTTGAATGTGGGGGGATTGAACAAACTCAAGCACGAGAACGGTTTTCAGATTCCAGCCAATGTTGATCGTTTGATGCAGTATGCGATTTCCGCCATTCCTGATGTTTCGGGAGTTAATCCGGAGTTTTTAGGTCTGGCTGATCGGGAGCAAGCTGGTGTTGTTGAGTTTCAACGCACCAAACAGGCGTTAGGGATTTTGTCGATCATGTTTGATTCACTCCGGAGATACCGGAAAAGGCATGGGAGATTATTGATTGATTTCATTGCGCGGTATATCTCGGATGAACGATTGATCCGTGTAGTGGGTCCGGAAGGCGAACAGTTCGTACCTCTAACCCGGAAAGAGAACGTCAAGTATGACGTGATTGTCGATGATGCGCCAAACAGTCCCAACTCCAAGACGGAAGCGTGGGTAGCGTTGCAGCAACTTCTCCCCATTTTGATAAATGCCGGTTTCCCACCGATTCCAGAGATTGTGGATTACATGCCGCTTCCGTTGAGTATGACGACCAAGTGGAAGCAGGCATTCCAGGCCAATTCGCAGGCGATCCAGGAGTTACAGGAACAAGTTCAGAAGCTGGAGAAAGAGAATCTCATTCTTCAGGCGAAGCGCGAGGAAAGGGTGGATGCGAATGCGACCAAACAGGTTAAGGAAGTATTGACCGATTCCAGAGACCGGGAACGCATAGACATACAGGAATTTGAAGCGATGACCAACAGATTGAAGGTGGAGAAAGATGAGCGAAGACCAGTTTGAAAAGGAAATGGCGGAAGAGGAAGGTATAGCCCAGGAGATCAGTGAAGTTGCAGAAGTTGCAGAAGAGGTAGCAGAACCGGAGACGGTTGCAAAAGAACAGTATGATTCCATCCATCAGGCGATGGACCGGGAACGGCACGAAAAAAAGGAATTGCAACAGCAGTTCACCGATTACAAGTCCGGGATGGAGGAAAAGTTCGCCCGTGTAGACGAACGGCTTACCACATTGAACAAGATGTGGGGGACTGAGGACGAAGTTGACCCCGAAGTCAAACAGCAGGAGGCTTTAGCGGCACAGCAAAAGGAGAATGCAGACATTCGGGAGCAGTTGAACATCATCAATCTGCAAAACACGCTTAATTCTCAGGAAGCGCAATTCTCTGCGCAGACGCCGGATTACAATGAAGCGAAGAATCACTATTTCTCCACCCGGTTAAATTCACTGGGCAAACTGGGGTATTCGCAGGAGCAGGCGCAGAACCAGATTGCAATGGAGACGATGCAGTTCTCACAGACGGCTTTATCACAAAACGAGAACGCAGCTTCCAGGCTTTACGATGCGGCGAAGGAACTGGGTTACATCCCGGTCACAGCCAAGGCTGAAGAGAGGATTGAAGCGATTAAGGAAGGTCAAGATGTTGGCACTATCCCCAAAGGCTCGCCACCCAAGGGTGAGTTAACGATGGAAACGCTGGCAAAGATGACGGATGCAGAATTTGCCACATTGACCCCTGAACAAATTAGAACAGCTCAGGGGGGGTAATGGTCGGGGTCTGCCGATTTAGCACCCCTTTCTCCCCCTAGTTGGCAGGGAACCCCCCGGCCACCTTTAGTATTCAGCCACAACTACTGGCGTTAATTGTAGTTTCAGCCTAGCCACGGCGTAAGTGGTTTGCGACGGACGTATCCGAAACACTTTCTTTCAATTATCAGGAGTATGAAATGGCTAACACTTCATATCCTGTCAATCATCCTTTAACCGTCAAGGTTTGGGAAAAGAGGCTTAATCGAGAGGCTTTGTCAGACACCCTTTTTGGGTTACTGACTGGTCCATCGTCCGCTTCGGTTATCCAAACCAAAGACGTGTTGAGTAAAAGTGCTGGTGATCGTATTCGCATAGGTCTGCGCATGCAATTGTCCGGTGATGGTCGGCAGGGCAACGAAACTCTTGAAGGTCAGGAAGAGGCGCTAACAACGTTCAGTGATGACGTATTCATCAACCTGCTTCGCCATGCCGTAAGGTCTGGTGGGGAAATAGACGATCAACGCGTGCCGTTCTCGGTGCGCGAAGAGGCGTTTGATGGATTGCGTGATTGGACGGCGGATCGTCTCGACACGGCTTTCTTAAATCAAGTGGCAGGCAACACGGATCAAGCGAATACCAAGTTTACCGGTAATCAGGCGACCATTGCCGCTTCAACCACAAGTGGGAATTCAAGGATCATCTTCGGTCCCTTGGATGCCACTACGGAAAATTCGCTTTCGGCCTCGGAATCAGGCAGCGCGAATTTCCAACTCACCATGATCGACAAAGCGGTCAATATGGCGACTGTCGCGGTTCCGTTAATTCGGATGCCGGTTACCCCTTGGGGTAGACGATGGGTTGCTGTATTACATCCAAACCAAATCTTCAGTCTAAAGACGGATGCGACAGCGGCCAGGGTAACTTGGTACGACACGCAACGTGCGCGGGTTGAAGGTGGTGAGACGAACAACCGTATCTTCAATGGTGGTCGGGTACTGGGTGAATACAACAATACTATTATTGTTGAAAACACTCGCATCCCATTGGCGCCAAGCACCACCACGGTTCGCCGTGCGGTGTTCCTGGGTGCGCAGGCAGCGGCTTACGCCATCGGGCGGAAAGGTGGTGTCAATGCGTTCAACTGGTTTGAAGAACGGTTCGACTATGGCGATCAACTCGGCGTGAAGGCGGGTCATATCTATGGGGTAAAGAAGTTGCAATTCAACGGCAACGACTTTGGCACCATCGTGATGGCGTCTCATGCTGAAGCACCTTAACGGAGGTTAACTATGGCTACTTTTACAGCAAGTGAGTGGACCTCAGAAGTGAAAGCGGTACACGCCGGTATGCAGTGCAAGTCCGGTGTTATTGCAGCGGCCGTCACAGGCGCGGCAAGTTCTGTTTTCAAACTGGTTAAGGTTCCAAACGGAGCAACCATCGTCGATTACATTTGGTGGATCGACGATGCGGCGGCCAATCAGACCTACAAATTGGGTCTGCGGTTGCCTATCTCCGATACTACAACCGTCACTGAGTCGGCCTTATCGACTAGCATTTCGCTATCTACAGTGACAACACCTCACCGTGGCAGCATAAAGTTGCCAATCAAGGTGAGTCTCACCAACAACGCCATCCAACAGTGGGCATGGATTGAAGCAGTCGCAGCGATAGCCATATCGGCAAGCGCTACGCATCGCTTTACCGTGTTCTACACGATGGATGATTCATAGGGGTTAACCCTTAACAATGAGTCTGAAACCCCCTCTTCGGAGGGGGTTTTCTTTGGGGGGAGAATGAAACTATACGATTGGAAAGACCTTTATAGTGAAGCGCAAGCCTTACATGAAAAAGGAAATTTAATCGAGGCTGAGAAAAGATACAACGCAATTTTGAACCGGCAAATAGCGAATAGTGGACTGTTGTATTTGCTAGGTTCGTTGAACATGCAGAAAGGGAATAATGGATTAGCTATAATTCTGCTTGAAAAGTGTCTGGAAGACATGGGCCAATTCCCGGAAGCGTGGAACAATTTAGGGATTAGTTACAAGAAAGAATTTTTCAAGGAACAGGCGGCGGCATGTTTCCAAAAAGCCTGGGAGATAAATCCCGATTGTGCTGATTATCCGTCTAATTGCGCTGGTTGTTATATCAACGAGGGCGAGCCGGAAGTAGCTATTGAGTTGTGTAACAAGGCTTTAGAGATTGATCCCGAACACCAACAGTCCAAGTGGCACAAATCGTTAGCCTTAATGGAACTCCAGCAGTGGAAAGAAGGATTCGCACTTTATGAGGCGCGGTTTGCCGGGGTTTTCCAGGGAACGGGAAGTGATATTCCCAACATGCGCAATTATGCCAAAAAGGGAATGACGCCGTGGTGGGATGGTAAGGCAAAGGGTTTGGTTGCTATTCATGGGGAACAGGGGATTGGTGACGAGGTTTTATTCGCCACTTGTTTTGCTGCAGCGTTGGAATCCGGAGCAGAGTTGGTTTTCGAGTGTACTCCGAGAATGGAAGGATTATTCAACCGTTCGATAGATTGTAAAGTTATAGGAACGAACCGGTTGGATGGTTCTGAATGGAAAGGAGATAGGACGGTAGATTACAAATTAGGGGTTGGTTCTTTCGGCAACCTGTACCGTTCTGAAGGGAACATTCCTGGGACGCCTTATCTGATTCCTGATCCTAAGTTAAAGAAATATTATGCCAAGAGGCTTAAAAGTCTTGGGGCCAGACCAAAGATAGGCATCGCATGGCAGGGGGGTGTACCCAGTACCCGAGTTGATCTGAGAACCATTCGGTTAAACGAGTTTCAGTCGATTATCGAGCAGGAAGCGGACTTTATCTCGTTACAGTACACACAGCCAGCCAAGGAAGAAGTGATGGCTTTCAAGGCCGAAACCGGGTTACGGATCATCCATTGGAAGGATGCTGCTGAAGCAAAGGATATGGACCATTACGCGGCCCTGGTCTGTAACCTCGACTTGGTAATTTCCGTTTGTCAGACTGCAATTCATATTTGCGGTGCCTTGGGGGTTCAATGTCTATGTCTTACCCCTTATGCGCCTGCGTGGAGATACGGA